CGCAACCCCAGCCCCAACCCCTAGCAACTAAGGAACAGACATGGCAAACAACGCCTTCCTCACAGCCAATAGTTACCTCGGCATGGTCATCGAGACCACCGAGGGAACCCTGCCTACGACGGGAACGGCCTACTGGCTCCCCGTTACGTCGCCGCAGATTACGCCTCAGCAGATGTTCCTCCGCGACGAGGCACTGCGCGGATCACCGACAACCGTGTATGACCAGGTGCAGGGCGTACGTCACGACGAGTTCGAGTTCAAGACCTACCTCTTCGCTGACACCTTCCCCGTCTTGCTCCGTTCCTCGCTCGGTGGCTCAGACACCAAGACCGGCTCAGGCCCCTACAGCCACGCCATCAAGGTACTGAACAACCCCGCGACCGGCTCACAGCCCCCGACCTACTCCATCTTGGACTTCGACGGCGCGAACTACTTCACCGTCTCGGGCGCACAGTGCGACACGCTGGGCATCACCTTCGGCGCAGAAGCCGCAGCCGAGGTCACGGTCAAGTACTTGGGCAACCCCTACGTCTCCTACACCTCAGCCCCGACGGTGTTCGCCACGCAGAGCCTCAGCACCGAGCACCTCATTCCGGCTTGGGACACGGCCCTGACCATCGGCGGCACGAGCTACACCAACGTCACCACCGGCGAAATCAGCATCGCTCGCAAGACCCAGCCCATCTTCACGCTGGGAACGCAGGCTCCTTACAACCTCTTCGCTGGCCCCATCGAGGTCACGGGTAAGTTCACTTTCGTCGTGAACTCCACCTCGGACGTATTCTCGACCGGCTCAAGCGCCTACGGTCTGACCCGTTCGCCCGAGGCCATCAGCATCACCCTGACCGACCCCAACGACGCGACGAGCGGAACCCAGCACTCGGTGAACTTCACGATGTCGGCTGCGCAGATCCACTCCATCAAGCGCACACGGGGCAAGGAGTACACTGAATTGGAAGTCGAGTTCACGGCGAACGCCAACGCAACCGACGCCAGCACCGGCTATGCTCCTATTCAGGCCACCATCATCAACGGAACTTCAACCACCTACTAAACAAACAAAGGGGAACCATGCCTATCGTCTCACTGCCGAACAACCAGTCTGCGGTCATCGCCAGCAAGGAAGAAATCACCGAGCGCACGTCTCGGGCTATCTCCCGCGCTTACATGAAAGCAGCCGGAACCGCCGCCAAACTCGCCAGCCTCGGCTTCAATGACCGAGACCCCAAGACCTGGGGCATCTTCGCCGACATCTCGGACGAAGACCAGAGCAACCTTGACGGCTATCAGGCGCAGCTCATCGTCGGGCTCGTCAAGCAGTGGACACTAGGCGACCTGCCGACCTTAGAGAGCGCGTTAGACCTGCCTAAAGCAACGTTTGACGCGCTCTCAGAGGCCTGCGGTGTGGAGTTCAACGGCTCGGCACTCGACACGGAGCCAGCCCTCGACCCAAAAGCCCCTACCGCCGACTAGCGAAACTCAAGGCCGCTCTCGAAGGCAAGACCGCCGAGGTAGACCCCGAGGTCATGGCGTACTTCCGAGAGCATCGGTTCCGCAAGACCTACGGCGGCAGTCACGAGGACTTCCTCGACCAGCCTCGCCACGTCACCGACTGGCTCCTAGCAATCGCTCGCACCGAGCAGGAAGTGTCTCATGGCTAGTGGCATCGTGGTCAATGACGGAGCCTTCGAGGACGCTATGCGCCTGCAGATGGAAGCCGTCGAGCGAGCGACGCAAGAGTTCGTCCGACAAGGCGGCGAGGTCATCGCCGGTAACGCTCGCAAGCAGTTCATCGGTGGCCGAGAAGCGCAGGCGACTGAGACATGGCGCTCGGACGCTTGGCCGGTTCCCACCCGTCGCACCGGCAACCTCCAGCGATCTATCAAAGTCCTGAAGGTCTACAAGGCTGGCTCGGCGTGGGTATCGGAGACCGCTCCCACCACCAAGTACGGGCGACGCATCGAACTGGGCTACACCGGCACAGGCCACTGGCCTCGCTTCACCACTCGCGCCTTCCCTTACCTTCAGCCTGGTATCGAACAGTCGCACGACGAACTAACTCGGCTCTACGCCAAACTCGTAACCGCCGCCCAAGAACTCTAAAGAGGAACCATGCCACTGCTCCCACCCGTGATTGCCACGCTCTTCGCGGACACCAAAGAGTTCATGGCAAAGATGGACGAGGCCGAGCTCAAGATGGGCAAGTTCGGCGCTGCTGCCGACGCATCGGGGGGCAAGTTCGGCAAGTTCACCAGTATGGCCTCAACGGCAGTCGTCGGGCTGGGCGCTGCCGTTGCGGCCTATGGCATCGACAAGGCGATGAAGTTCAACGAGAGCCTTGACGCTCTGCAGAACCAAGCCGGTCTGACCTCGGCGCAGGTAGATGCCGCAAGCGGATCTATCCTCAACATCTCCAACCAGACGGGCATCGCAAGCACCGACATCGCCAACGCCTACCTCCAAGCCTCGAAGGCAGGGCTAACGCAAGCCCAGACGCAGAGCGTCATCAACGCCGCCGCGAAGGCCGCCGTCGTTACTGGTGGCAATGTTGCCGACACCACGCAGACCCTCATCGGCATCCAGAACCTGCAAATCGCTAAGGGCATGAGCGTCGCTCAGGTCTCCGACCTCATGGTGCTCGCCAACCAGCGCCACGTCGGCTCACTCGACAGCCTCACCTCAACCCTCACCGGCAAGGTCGGTGGCGCACTCGCCGCCGCAGGACTGAACCTCGCGGAGATGGCTTCAGTATCGGACATTGCCTCACGCGCCGGATACAACAACGCTCGCGCCTATACGCAACTCGCCACCGGCCTGACCAAGATTGAGAGCCCCACGACGGCCTCGTCAAAGGCGATGGCACAGCTCGGCATCAACGCCGACCAACTGGCAACGATTGCTCGACACCCTGGCACTGGTCTGGTGGATGTTCTGGGCTACCTCGAAGCGCAGTCCAAGCGCACCGGCGTCTCCATGAACACGCTCATCAAAGACACTTTCGGCCCTGGTGCCGTAGGTCTGGTCTCCGACCTTGCCACGCACATTGGGCAGTTGTCTCAGAACGTGCATTCGCTCGGTGGGGCATCGGGCAAGGGGCTCGACACCTCGTTCAACGCTGCTGCCCAGCAACTCGGGACGCAGATGAAGATTATCGAGACGCAGCTCATCAACTCCGCGACGCAGTTCGGCCTGAAACTCCTGCCCTACGTCAAGGACGGCGCGAACATCCTCGCGGGCGCGATGAACTACCTCTCCGCGCACCCCGCCGCGATGAATACGGTAGCAACCGTGCTCGCCTCTCTTTTTGTCGGATCACTTGCCACCAAGATTGCCAGCGTGGGAATCAAACTCGCTGAAACATTCGGCGTGACGATGGAAGAGGGCGGTCTCGCGGCGGCCATCGGTGCTGACCTAGCGGGAGCAATTCTTACTGCCATGTCTTTGAAGCATTTCATTGTCGACCCCGTGACTCGTGCCATTGAAAACATGAACAATGCATTCCACTCAATCACCACCGGCGTTAATTTTGGAAGCGGTGGGGGCGGAAACGGTGGGGGCGGAAACGGTGGCACAAACGCCAACGGCTCTACCCCAGCACCGTCAAAGGTGATGACGAAAGAAGTGAGCACGGTTTACGGCGGATATTGGGAGCAGAACTTCATTACGGCCGCGCAGTTCGCTGCCCTTGAAGCCTACTTCGGCGGCGCGGCGAAGGTGAAAGCATTGGAGACCAACTCCTCGGCGGCGTTCTACAACGCGGTGCGGAACTTTGAGGGCCAAGACCAGAACAAGAACTACTCTGTGACTATCAACGTGAAGGCTTAGGCATGGCAGAGAACGAAAACATCGTCGTCAATCTCGACATCGCCATCCTCGTCCGTGAGCTCGTCAATAACAAGGCGTTCATCAAAGCCCTGGCAATCGAAATCCGCAACGCCCAGACCAAAGACAGCCGCCGGATGCAGAACCTCTACGGCACCACCGCCCAGCGCCCCAGCCCTAAGCCTGCCACGAAAGGCCGCCTCTCGTGACCATCGCCTCGCTTCCTGCCATCAAGGTCTACATCGCCTTCAACCCGACGGCGAGCGGCAACACCCTGACCACCGCGAACACGGTTCCCCTGACCAACTCGTCCTACTGGACAGACTGCTCGGCGTACCTGCGCGACTTCTCCACCAAGTCAGGCAAGCAGCACTACCTTGACCGCGTAGAAGCGACCACCCTCAAGGCCACGCTGAACAACCGCGACGGCTTCTTCAACGGATCGCCGAACACCATCACGGCGCGTCTGCCCATCGCCATCACCGCCACTTGGTCAGGCACGACCTACCCCACCTTCTACGGCATCATTGACAGCGTTTCGGAGAAGGTCGGCGACGCCCTGAACTCCGACCTCGACGTTGAGGCCAGCGACCTGCTCAAGTACCTGAGCCTCAAGTACCTGCACCGCCCCTCGTTCTGGCAGACCTACGCGGCCTCCCCTGCCGCGCAATCGTGGTATCGGTGCTCGAACTACGCCGTCGCTACGGTCACGAGCGCAACGTCCAACTCTGCCGGAACTGCCATCACCTACAACATCATCAACTCGACGGTGAACTTCTACGTCGGTGGCAACGTCAACGTCACGGTCACGGGGCTCGCAGGGCTTACCACGTTCAACATCACGAACCTGCCCATAGCCTCGGTAACGTCCTCTGGTGGCGTGGTCACGTCCTTCACGGTGAACGTGACGGTCACGGCGAACACCACGTCGCAGTCGGCAGGGCTGGTCTACCTCAACACGCTCTACGACTACATGGGCAACACCAACGGCACGTTCTCGGGGCAGGTCTCCTATCCGAACAACGGCGTCATCATCTACGACACCGATGGCTGTGTGGATCTCTCAGGCTCGGGCAACGTCGCAGCCGGTGCGCTCTCCCTGCCGCGTCCTTTGTCCTCGCCCAACTTCGGCGGCATTGACTTCTGGGTGCTCGGTCAGCAGACCAGCCTGAACCAGATTGCCCAGGTCTATTTCAACGGCACCGTCTCAAGCTCGTACTCGGTAGTCCTCTCGGTGGGCAACGCAGGCGTCTTGCACTGCTTCATCGGTGGCTCGTCATCGGCGGCAGCCTCAAGCAGCAACTTCATCAACGACGGCTACTGGCACCACGTCGGGCTCGCCATCATCTCGGGCACGCTGTATCTCTACTGCGACGGAGTGTTCTACTCCACTGGTCAGATTGCGACGGAGATTACCTACCCGACTGGTGGCATCAACATCGGCGCAAACGCCTCCAACGTGTTCTCCTACAACGGGCAAATTGACGAAATTGTCATCTCTAGCGTGGCCTCGACGGTTCCCACCGAAATCCAGCAGCGTTACCGCGCAGGCTCCATGCTTCAGTTGGGCTACCCCGTCACGCCGAACAAGTGCTACTCGGCAGACCGCATCGGGGAAATCCTGACCCTGGCAGGCTTCGGCACGATTACCGGCGGCACGTCGAGCGCACAGGCTTCCCTGAGCGTCCCTCAGCTCGTCATTGGCAACGGCCCGAACACCGCCGGAACCACCCCCTACTCCTACGGCTCTGGGCAGGGCGCAGTCGCCACCGAACCGTACTACTGGGACAGCCCCATCAACGGATCAACGGCGCTCGACCTCATCCAGCAAATCACCGACACGGACATTGGCTCGTTCTACCAGTACCGCAACGGGCAGTTCCACTTCAACCCCCAGACGTACTACGGCACATGGTCATTCACCCCAGCCTCTACGCCGGTGGGAACCCCGACCTACTCATGGACGAAGGGCAGTTACGCCAACGTCAATACCATCTCGGACGATGACTCCGGCTACCCCTACGAAATCAACGGCCTAGACATTCTCACCGATGACGTAGACCTCTGGACTACGGTACGCATCACCCCTCAGGCTGGCGTAGACCAAATCTACGAGAACACCGGCAACGAGGGGCGCTGGGGATACTCAACCCTGAGCAAGTCCTCCACCGTCTCGTGCTCGCTGGCCGACGCGCAATCAACGGCCTACTTCCTCGGCTACATCTTCCGCACTCCGCTCCCCCGAGTGAACAGCGTTACGCTAACGAGTGAGGTGACGGTGGGCGGTGTCGAGGGATACAACCTGCCAGTCATGCTGGGCGCAAACTTCGCCGACGTGATTGCCTTCCGACGCACCCCTCCCAACGCCGGAACCTCGCCCTACATCAACCTGCAGATGGCAGTCGAGAGCATCACGCACGACTTCAGCGCCGACCCTGGCTACTGGCACACGACGCTGACCCTCGACCCGTACCCCGTGAGGAACTAATGGCAATCAAGAACACGACCACCTACGGCGCACAGCTCACTTCCCTCGGCGACGGATCGGATAGTTCGTTCTGGCGGCAGGGTGGCGCGTGGAGTTCAGGCACCCCCACGAACGCCGGTATCAGCATCGGCACGGCCTTTTCGGGCAACCCCTACCTCGCTACGGTCGGTCTGGTGACGAACGCCAACATCTCGGGCTTCTTGACCTACCTCGTCACGTTCAACCTCGGCGCAACGGCAGCCGCCCAGCCTGCGACGGGTCTGTTCGTAGGGCTGGGCAACGGAGCCTCATCCACGCCGTTCTACAGTTACGAGATTGGCGTCTTGGAGAACTCGGGTCAGCAGTTCTCGGGCTCGTACATCTACCAGCCTGGAAGCATCCAGCCCTTCTACCTGACCCTGCAGGCAAAGACCGCAAGCGGAACCGCGACCCTCGCGTTCGGCAGTATCACCGTCATCGGCATCAACTAAGGAGCATCATGTCCGACACACGCAACGCAATCGTCGAGTGGGCGAAGTGGGCGCACGACAACAAAGCGCACTTCAACTACACCGAAGGCCCCGAGCGCATGAGCGCTATCGGCGTCTATCCCCCCAAGTTCCCCATCAACGCTGACTGCTCGGCGTTCGTGACGTGGTGCTACTGGATCGCGGGCGCACCAGACCCCAACGGCCTGCACTACGACCACGAGGGCTACACCGGAACCCTGCTTCACGGGCTGGAAATCCCCCGCGACCAAGTCCAGCCTGGCGACGTAATCGTCTATGGCCCTGGCACCGGCTGGCACACCGCGCTCGTCATCGAGGCCGGAGCCGACCCCCTCACCATCTCACACGGCCAGCAGGGAGACCCCAGCCTCGTCCGAGTGAGCCAAGACGGACGCCAGCCCCAGCGTTACCTGCGCTTCAAGACCGAAGGCACCCCTCGCTACCCCGACACCAAGCCGGTCGCGCCTGCCGCGCCTGCCGCCGTCGCACCCCAGCCCGTCGCTGACCTGACGCACATCCAGAGCGCACCACAAGCCCACCAGACCCCCCTAGAAGCCCCTGTCGCGCCCGCCGCGCCGCAGGTTGAGGAACCAGCCACCAACAAGGCGCACATGGGCTGGCCTCTGATCAAGGAAGTCGAGGCCGTCATCGAGGCCGTCATTGAAGGCCCTGCCGCATAATGCTTGGCCTAGACCTAAACTCGTTCAACTTCTGGGTTCAGTTGCTCGTCTCCATTGGCTTCCTGCTCGGTTTCGTCTGGGGAGGCGTCAAGGTGGTCAATCAGATCCGCATCATGCTTCATCACGGGATAGCGACCAAAGCGTCTGACCTCGCCGCCGAGAAACTCATCGAAGAAATCGAAGAAATCAAGAAGCAGTACCGCCCCAACTCGGGCTCGACGATGCGCGACGCTATTGACCGCATCGAGAAGACTCTTGGACGCCTCGACCTGAAACTGGACACGGTGCAGAGCGAACTGGACAAGCACCTCGGCTGGCACTCGGCGGATAGGTAATGCTCCGCAAGCAAAGCCACTGGGACTTCCACCCCCACGTCCGTAGCGGCGATGACCGAACCTTCGGGGAGCAGTGCGCCGACGCTATGCGACACGGCATGGGCTCGTGGCCCTTCGTGTTCGGCTTCATGGGCGCGATGGCGCTGTGGATGGCGTACAACGTCATCGCAGGCCGCCCCTTTGACCCGTACCCCTTCATCCTGCTCAACCTCTGCCTTTCAACGCTGGCAGGTCTGCAGGGGGCAATTCTGCTAATCGCCGCCAAGCGAGCGGATCGCATCTCGTCGGAGTTGGCAAAGTACCACCTCGAAGTTAGCGAGAGCATCA